GTGACTTGTCGTGCCTCACCCTGTCCGGTTACGTCTTTTTTATAGTCCTGAATTGTATATCCCACCGATACACCTCTCAATGAACCATTTTTGACTTTTTGAAAAATAATATCGCTTTTTTCATCTTCATCAAATTGAACTACCGCAACACCTCGCTTATTTTCGACTTTCGCCGAACATATCTTACCAATAACGGTATCTCGGTTATGGTTATATAATAAACAGCCTGTTGTCAATATTCTGTTCAACTGTACCGCACTTTTGGTATGCGACAAAACCTCAAACGCTCCCCAACGCTCAATAGGTGTTTCGGAAGAAAACGATAACTCAACAGTTCTATCATCTTCATTCAACACTCTAATTCCGCTTAGCTGCATTTCTCGGGTTTGCATACCCTTAAATCTTTCATTTTGCATTTTCCCCACCTCCTTTCAAGTAAGGAAAGTTCAAATCAAGTCCGATTTGATTTGCATATTCCTCAATTTTTTTCATATCGTCAAGAACAGTTTTGAAGTCTTTTCCGTCTTCCCTCCAAATATCATTTAGAGTTTTCTGCCCCGTTGTGATAGCAATTTTATTTGCATTAGCCTCTTTTTGAGGGTCTATCCACTTTTTCGGTTTTCTGTTCCATTCGTGTTCTAAGTATTTTTCTTTATTTGTCCAAAAATCAGGGCATTGAATTGCACCCGATAAAACTGCCGATATAACAAATGTTTCGTATGTTTCGTCCAAAAATTCATCTTGTAATTTTTGAACTTCGGGTGTGAACGTTTCTTCATCTTCGATTGTCGCTTGCCTTGCAGATGAATAATTTGCACTGCTTAAATCTCGTGATGTTGACTCATAGCTTATGCCTTGTCCTGCCGAAATTAAGCGTTGCGTAGTTTTTATAAAATCACTGCCGTTTGTAGCTGAATTGCCCGGATTTACAACCTGAATATCATCACCTGCATTCAAATCAGTAATTAAACCCGGTGTCAGTTCCAAATCATCATACTTTCGATTTCCCTTTACCGTATTTGTACGACCTATACCGCCTGTCGGTAATTCCTTTTTTATAAATACCGATAGACAAGCTGCAATTCTTTCTTTGATGGTTGCCGCCTCGATATAGCCGTTTACTTCTTTTATTCTTCCGATTGTCGCTGACATTTCGGGCATTTCTCGTATTTGAGAGGGACGTGTTTTTGAAAAATAAAAAATCACGTTTTTCCTTTCAACAAACCTACTTACAGACTTTAAATAACCCTCAATGTCATATTCTTTTATCCAATAGCCGACAGCCTTGTTATAGCTGTTATATTCGATACCGCCAACGACCTTATTTCCCTCATAATTCGGTTTTGATTGAACTTCGTCCAATTCGTCAACCTCTAACGCTTGCAATTTGAACGGAACTATGCCGCCCCTTGTATAGCATTTTATAAACAAAATACCGCCATCTACACGTTTTCGTCTGATTGCCATTCGTGCCATTTCCCAAAATGACTGTGAACCTGTTACGTCACAATTATCTTTTTTGCACCATTTTACCCATAGCTTTTCAATATTATCGTTAAATTCCTCATCGTCTGTTTTAGCCTCAAGGGTGTACCCCTTACCGACTACATTCCTTACCCACGGGTGTATGTTGGCATTCATTAAATCGCTATTTCGTTCGAGGTCCCTGCTTCTCGCTCGGACAGTTCCTCTAAAATATTTATCGGTTTGTTCGCCACTTTCATTATGTGCAAACCAATTTCGATTTTGTCTGTCATACATTCCGGCATCGTAATTTCTCTTTTGAATTTCATTCGCCTGTCGCCATGCCTCTCGTTTATACGCCCACTTTGGCGAGATTTTCTCTATAAAACCCATATATTCCGCCTCCGAATTATCATATATTTACCGTCTATATAACCCATAACATAGTTACCTACGGTTTTCT